TCACCGTTGATAGCGGATTGAACTTGATACTGAATACCTCACGTTTTACCCGCTCCGTGAAATCAACGTCTTCCATTTCGTAGAATCCGAGAGTTTCACTCCATTGCACCCTCTCGAATACTTCCTTTTTCATCAGCGTAAAACCACCCGTAAGGCTGACAAGTGGGCTAGTCTCTGTGTAATCCATGAGGTAGTCACCGTTGTTGTGAATCTTCCAGTCCCAAAACCTGGAACCGTCAGGGTTGAGTATCTTGCAAGATAAGAGGTCGTAATCTTCGCCAAACTTCATCAATCCAGGATAGAAGTCAGCATGCAGGAACATATCATCATCGAGAATGAGTAAATGGTCGTACTTTGCCATTCTTGCGGCGGTGTTACGGAGCAGTCCAAGTTTGCCTCTTGCCGCGCCGTCGCACTCGATGAACCTGAATGGTCGCCATATCATTTCATCAGGCAGTAACCCGCAAACGATAATCTCGTATTCCGGGAATCTCTGCAAGTTGATGCTGCCTATCAGCCGCGTCAGTTTGCCAATTCGTTTACCGTTGGTGATGATACAGACGGAATAGTTCATTTTGCTCGCTTCTTTACCACATCCGGAACGCGCTCGAATACTGCAAGCGTTTCCACAACCTCTTTTAGTTTCCAGTGTTTATCGTTCTTGACAACCTCGTTGACCACCCTCGTTACACCCGGGCACGTGGGAGCGCCGTAGTCATGGAACATAATGTATTTCTTTGTGATCTCTTTCAGGTTGTTCCAATCCTTTAGACACGGCTCGTACTCATGCCCACCATCGATCAACGCTGTTTCAGGTTTTACGCCTTCGGGAATCGGTAACGGATCGGACGCCGCTTTAATGACCGTTACCCTGTCCTCAACGCGAAACCTTTTCAAATTGTCACGGATCGCGGCTTCGGTGGGAACTTTGTACCCGGCGTCGGGATCGCCGTCATTCCAGTATCCGCCGCGCATGAAGTCGACGGTATAAACATCTCCAGCTTTTGCTAACGCGGCAAGGATAGCGGTTCCGCCCCACAATGTGCCGATTTCAACGTGTGCACCCGAAAGGTCTTTGAGTAACTTCTCGATGTGTTCAGCTTCGTGGTCTTTGATCGCCAGCCGTCCAGTGATTTTTGCTTTGATTTCAGCGCATAGAGTCATTTACGTAATCCTCAGTTAGTTTTTTGAAATAGTCGCATCCGTATCTTGGTGTCAATACGCTTGACATATTTTCTGTGGCTCGTTGCGCCCTATCGTCAGCGGTCATACACATGCGATCCATCGAGTAGCCAATATTGGTAACTTTCTTGACTTTCACACCTTCATGAACCCATAATGACCGCCCTTGTTTTCGCGCCTTGTAGCATGTCTCCAGGTCGATCCCCCATGCGTAAGTTAGGTTCTTGTCGAACCTTCCGATACTGTTGAACCAATCCGCGCGGTACATGGAGCAGATGTTGTCGATCATCCACGTCTTACGTGGTACACCCCCGCCTCTTGTTATCAGGTGACTCCATGAGGTAGTAGAATCTTTCGTAAGCGCCGGATGGATCCCCACAGCTTCGGGGTGCGCGTCCATGAATTCGACCATCGGTCTGATGGGGTCGTATGCGCCATAGTCAAACTCCGCGGAGGTGATCAAGAACAGGTAATAATCGAATTCGCCGATCTTGTCCGCGTAATCCAACCCTGCCAGCCAGCCCCTTGTCGTTTGTATGTTCTCGAATAATTGAACCCTTGTGTAGGGTGACGGCTTGGCAATGTTCGAGCCGTTGTCCACCACTATCAATTCGTAATCGCAGTTCACGCGCTTGGTAATGGAATCGCAAAGAGCGTCGGTGCGCTCGGGCATGTTGAAGTTTGTGATTACGATGGCGACGGTCATTTCGCCCCCCTTACCCACATGAACGCTTTTTGCAGCGAGCTTGCGACGCGTTCCTCGTGTTCAATGCCTTCTTCGCGCATCTCATTCAAAAATATGTGCATGAGTTCGTGTACAACCGTTGCTTCAATGCGTTCGTCGGATTGCGTCTGCATGTGTGTGATATTGAATGTGATCGTATGCTCCAAGTATTGCCAGTGAGATTCACAGATTGCGTCTGCGTCCATCCCACCTTCCCAAAAGTCAACAAATACGGTTTTGACAGTGTGAAAGCCCAAACCCATCCACTTCACCCACCAAGTCATGTATTTATTGATGAGTTTCTTTGTTTGTTCGGGTGATCTCATTTCGTCACCAACTCAGTTACAATCGTGTCAGGCACGTGCTGTCTGACAAATCGCAATAGTTCGTCGATCTCAAGTCTTGACCCGTGAAATTCGCCGCGAATGTGGTCAACTTTTAGCAACTGATTTCCAGCCGATGGTAGGATTTCAAGCTCCGAACCTTCGCAATCTGATTTAAGTAGCGCAATGCGGTCAATCTTGTAAGTGTCAAAGATGTTCTGCAATGTCATGGACGGAATAACCCCCGGCGCTCCGCCGTAAATCGTACCGCCGCCGCTGTTGTCCTGATTGACGGCTATCGCCACGTTCCTGCCGTCCTTCGTCACCGCGCTCAATACAGGCGTGATTCCCTCAACGTTATTGCGCTTGATATTTTCCAGCATGGCGTTGTAGTTTTCTTCAAATGGTTCAAAGGCATAAACCTTGATACCTGGATAGAGTTTGGCAAGATAACATGAGACAATTCCTTTATGCGCTCCGATGTCAAGAACAACATCACCTGGCTTCAAATTCAGGTCGTCTAACTGGTAGTCGCGTTGTATTTCGCGGGTGACGATCTTTGTAATCCCGTCGGTATCAGGAACGAGGTCAAGGGTTATGCCATTGTCAAACTTGGGAGCGAAGCCGTCTTTGATGATCAACCCCTTGCCGTCCGGGTTGGCCATCATTTCGTCATTGCACTCCAAACACGGAATGGACATTGACCCGTCTTTATTCCACAATCCTGTTTTCGCCCATTGATGCTGATAATTCCTTGACGGGTCCTTGATCTCTTCTGCTAGGTTATCGAGGTAGGGTATCCAGTAATCCTTGACGATCTTGTCTGCGTCATAAGCCAGCGCGCCTTCTCTTGCCCTATCTCTGTAGACCTGATTACCCTTTTTCTGATAGGCATTCTCAAGTCTCTGGTAAATGGCTCCAATGTGAGGGACAAACCAGTATGCGCCGTATTGTGTGTACTCCGGCTCCGCGTCACGCTCTTTGTCCAGTTTCCAACCAGAGAAGCAGAGTTCACCCATCGCCGTCCAATCGCCAACGATCACAGGACAGCCCGCGGCTTGCGCTTCGAGGATCGGTATCCCGAACCCTTCACCCTTTGAACATAACAGGTGCACGTCAAAGGCGTTGTAAAGCATGTTCATGGCGGGATCTGGATAACTGAGTGCTGAATAATGGTATTGGTTGGCTAAGATAACATCCTTGCCAACTTCCAACCCGATGAAGTTAAGGAAAGCCGGAACATCAAAACCTTCTCCGCGCGTGCCATCCGCTGTATGCAAATATAAAACGGTGTCGGGGTGTTTGTCGTGAAGCATCTTGAACGCGGCGATGTTCTCTGCAAACGCTTTTCTGGGGGGGAAACCGACGTTCGCAGCAACCATGCCCACAATGAAAGCGTCTTTAGGGAAGTCAATCTTCTCTCGCAAACCCTCACGATCAATCGGCTTGAAAATGTTGGTATCCACTCCATGAGGAATGTAATCGTAATCCAATCCGGCGTTATCCATCATCTTGCAGGCGTGCTTGCTGAATACCAACCGCTTGTAGGCTTGACGTACAACATCTGCATTGATCTTTGTAATCGGCTCAGAATCTACGGGAAACCACGGGATCCACTTAATGTCAGGGAATTGTTCGGGCTCACAAACCCAGGCGTCCATGAGGGAAATAACCACGTCGGCTTTGGCGGTTTTGGAGTGTTGTTCTAGCACGTCCTGACCGTATCTATGGCGCGCGTTCGGGTAAATGATAATATCATCCAGCCAGTTCAGGGTGTGTCCTGATAATCCACAAAAGGCGGTAATACTCATTCCATATCCGGCACGTTTGAGGCGGGGAACGAATAATCTAGTCTGATTCCCATAGCCAGTTGGGTAGAATGGACTATTTGAAAAGAAATTAATATTCAGATTCTTTTCGGTTGTTAATGTGCTGTTTGGTTGATCTGTCATTGTCCTAATCCTCATTTAGGCTCCCAATAAGGGGTGGAAAGCGACGGGAGGGGGTTCGCTTGTCAGGCTATAGACCCTATTCCACCCCATCTCAACTATTTACCCGGTAAGAAGGCTACGTCGACAATTGAGACTGCGTTAAGAGCCCCAATGTTTGCCTCTTTAACGCCGATCCAGTGACCTTCGTCAACAAAAGCATTCGCGGCAGTTACAGTGATTGCGGCGGGAACGGCTGCCACAGACACGGCGGTTCCACCGTCAGCGATGATCTTTGCCACGGCGGTTCCTGACGTACCCAGGTCAACCAATTGCACCCATGAAGTACCAACACCGGGGTTGGTGTAGTTGCATCCGACAACCCTGATTCCACCGTAGCCGGTGGGAATCTTGAAGATGGGGCGGAGGGCATTCGATAATGCCCCGACATTTGCACTTACAAATTCGATATGATTAGCCATTGTTCACCTCCTATGAAGTTGGAGCAGTTGCGGCAAAGGTCATCTTGACGCCCAACGCCGGGCGGTAAACGCCGTGCGCATAAACGCCGGAGAAGTTCAACTCCAGCCCGCGCCGTGATTCGTCGCGTTCCGGGGCGACAGCAAATGCTTTACGCCAGTCGATCATTAATGCGCTTTTCGGGAAGACACCACCGATGAAGTCAGACGAAGCATCCGGGCTGACAAAAGATTGGAAAATGGGAACGTTCAAGAAAGTGAACGCACGGGTGATACCATTGCGCGTAACTTCGTCCTGCACCCCAGGAGCGACACCAACAGTTGCGCCAGCGATGGAGGCGGCTTTAGCCAAAACAGCAGCCTGATAACCGTGGATCACGGCTACCAAAGGCACTGAGTTGGACTTGTTCGCGTTGCGCGCCTGTGCAATTGCAGCTGCCACGTAACCCCAGGTAATTGCAGTACCGGACGCTCCGAGGGCTCCACCAGTTAAACTAGCCATGTCGCCAACCAGGTCAGATTCGATCTTGGCGGTAGCGTCATACCCGAGTTGAGTTGAGGCATCGCGGATAATGTCTTCCGGGGCTTCTGAATCGCGCCGGGTGTCCTTGATGAAATACTGCTTGCCGTATTCATAAGGGGTGAGAGTACCGAGCAGAGCGGGGGTGATTGCATCGCTGGTCAGATCGTCGGTTTCAGCCAGTTGCTTCAACCCACCGCTTGCGCCATACTCATACAGTTTGCGTAAATTCATACCCGACATATCGCCGCGAACGGTGACGAGCGAGGGCATGAGCGAAGAATCTTGAATTGCGAAGAGGGCGTTTTCTTGTACCGTCATTGCGATACTTGAAACGTCACTCCAAAAGTTCATTCCGGCAGTCATGTGTTACTCCTTTTTAGCCAGGGAGAGGCCCGCCATTGAGGAACGCGCGCCGCTGTGCATCTGTGATAGTTCCAGTTCCAGCGGGCGGATTCGTTGCGGATAATCCTGGCTGAGGTTTGGGTAATGCCTTAGCAAGTGCCTCGGCCTTCGCTTTCATTTCGTCTTCCGTTCCCTCTGGGAGCAGTTCGTAAATTTCAGCGGGTAATTTTGCAGCCTCGCCCACTTTCCTTCGCAGCTCACGAAGTTCGGCGGCTTTGGTTTTGGCTGTCAGTTCATCGATCTTCGCCTGAGCTTTTTGCAATTCAGTCATCTCGGCTTCCTTGCGTTGTTTCTCGGCGGCTTCAAGGTCATCGGCTTTTTTGGCTTTCGGTTTCAGATCCTTTACTTCACCACGCAACTTTTCAATCAGTGCCATTGCGCGGTCTTTGTCGAACTGTTCCTCTTGCACAACTTCTGCAATCTGTGCAGCCGGAGTTGCTTCCGGTTCTGTGACAACCTGTGTCACGGGTGCTACTGGGTCTGTCATTTTGTTACTCTCCTTTGGATAATAAAAAAGCGCCTGCCTCTCCTCTTGGAGAAACAAGCGCGGTCTAATGACGGGGCTTTGTTACTATTCAGTTGTTGTTACAAAAGTGTGTGTCAGGATTCGAACCTGATAGGCTATTCTACGATGCGCTGAGCGTGTCCCGAATAGTCTGCCTGCATAGCAGGTGTTCCCACCACGCCGCACACACTAATTTAATTCTTCAAACTCCCTAATGATAAATATTGTGGCGATGCAGGCAACTATACCTATAACACCGCCCACTATCATTCCCAATATAAAAACACTCATTCTTCAAACTCCCTGATATGCAACCCGTATTTCTTGACTAACGCCTTGACAATCATTATCAATCCTCTACAAATAATCATTGCCAATTCAGCGTCACTCACCTATCAAATCCTTCAACGGTGTCTCTCCGCGCATTAAACCGAACACTTCATCATCGTATTCGCGGGATAACGCGCTAAAATCAAACTTGCCCTCGTTCCACGCTTCCCACTTCGCGTCCCCCATGACACTGCGTTGTATGGCTTCATCCTGCTCTTTGAACCAAGATTCTCCAGTTTGTTCAATCGGGTTCGGTTCACCTTTCACCCACGGAAGAAGCGCACACCTGCCGTTGTGGTGATCATCACATACCGCACCAACCTCGAATACCTGTCCGTGTAGAGCGATGCAGCTTGCGCACGTAAAGCCATCTAACTCTGCGCACCACACACTACCCTGCAATACGTCCGAGTTCGCGCTTTGTGTCGCGGCGCTGGCTTCGCGGTAACTGTATAGTTGCGCCGTGCGGCATATCCTCATGGCGTCAGTCAATCCAACGCCGTAAGCGTCCTGAAACCATCTTGCAATAACGCGCGGATTGATCCCCTGGCTAACTCGCTCGATAAATCCTTCCGCTATCTGCGTCGCGTGGTAATTCGATAGTCCGTTGATCTTGGCGAATAACGCGCCATTGGGATCAAAATACTTTGCCAGGAATTCCAGCGTCTTGTCATTTGGGCGCAATATCGTCCCGTCTGGAATATCCTTGACTTCGATCCCCAGCGCCATTGCTACGGCGGACAATAACAAGGTGTATCCCGCGTCCATTCCTTGTTTTGCGGACTGTGTGACTGCAGCGCGTACTTCCGCTCTCAGGTAGGATTCGTAGTCGTCAAGTTCTTCTGTTACAGCGGTAATGAGATTCTTGTACGCAGCCGATTTTTTCACCTGCTCAGAGGTCAGTTTTCCGGCTTTTTCGAGGGCTTCAATCTGCTCCGTGAGCGCGGTCAACTGCGGGTCGATGCGGGCGTACCCTGCGGCGTATGCACGAGCCATGCGCTCCAACACTTCGCCGTCTGATGCGTTGGCTTGTTGTTTCAGGCGTTGCCATGTGGTCAGGAGATTAGGAGGCATAATTATCTATTTATTTTGTGTCCGTTTTCATCAATCCAAACCATGCCGTTTTTAGCCAAATCATTAATTGCTTCAGTAACATCCGGTCTGGTTTTTTCTAAATGTTCCAATACCCTTTTTGCATGGGACAAAATAAAAATAACGCATTTATCACATAGGTAAAGGTCATAATCTTCACCAAAAGCAAACCATCTACGCGCTCCATCGTGTTCGCAAGATATTACTCTTTTCCCCATCTTTTCCGCCCTCCCAGACGGTTATTTCCGGTTATAACAACTTTATTCGTGAACTTAAATTTCTGTCTGGCTGGATATAATCATCCCGCGGTGTATCATTGTCTACAACCTCAAAACCGCATCCAATTACACTTGAGGCGAGACGAATAAGAAACAGTGCCACCGCCTTGCGGGCTCTGAATTCTCTCGACAAATTCACGGTTACCGTCAATGTCGTTTGACTTGTTAGTTTTCTTAGTGTTGCCACTGATTGAGCCATTACTATTCCTTCCCTGCTAAAAAGTTACGGATAATCGAGGAACCAACGTTCCCAGCCGCTTGTTTTTCCTTCGCAAGTCGTTCCTGCTCAACATCCCAATCGATTTTGCGTTCCTTCGCGGCGCTTTCCTTCGCACGAATACCCATCGCCATTTCTTCTTTGAGCGCGGTCAGGGCTTCAGTGTCGTCACTCGGCAGCGGATCACCAAAGATCACTTTGCCAGGGTTGGCGTCCGCGCCATCAAAGCCCGCGAGTTGAAGCAGGCGATTATTCACAGATAACAGTAGATCACCGTACAACAATTGTTTCGTGGCGTTCTTGGCTATCTCGTTTTTGAACAAAACGCGCAAGCCAAAGTTTGTTAATGCGCCCACCTTGTCCTTGACTGTCTCAGAATCAACGGTTGCGGCGATGTCGAACATGTCTCTGCGGATATCATTAGTGAAATCACGCGATGAAGCCAGGTCGCCCGATGGTTGTAGTATGCCAACCTTAGCCTCTGCATTGGTAATCTCAAGTGCCTTGTCGGGTCCAGTGTCAAGGAACTCGTTACCTTGTTCATCCTTCGTGCGCGGGAATTTTCCACCAATGATGTATTTCTGCGCCCACGCCTGGAGAGATAGAATCTTATTACGGTTGCTTTGCGCCTCGTTATATTTATCCTGAAGATCAATAATTCCTTCAATGTCTGAATATCCGTAAACTCTGCCAGCATTCGGTAGGTTCTTGCCATGCACGATCGGGGGGAAATCATATTCCCAATTGATAGGCTTGCCAACGATCTCCCATTTATTGCCAGTAGACTTGTCAAGTTTCTGGACCGTAACCCACCACGAGCCATCATCCTGCTTTTGCGTGACTTCCCGCCATGCTGTATCACCGTCATTCCAGCGGTAGACGTAAGCCTGGACATTCTCCATATCATCCGAAGCCGTGAATATCGAGAGATTGTAAGGGTTCAGCGCAACTAATCTATCCGTGACTGTGCCATCCAGCGCCACTTTGCCATTCGGGACGATCTTCATAGCCGGCGTGCCATAGATCGATCCAAATTGTACGAGGTCGTGAAGTAACACATCCTTTTTATTCGCGTCCCACACGAGAGAAATAATCTTGTCCTGCTCCGATTCACCTTCGCCTGGTAGATCGAATTCAACCCCAGCGCCTACCAGCATCGACACAGAACGATCAACGATTGTCTTTGTGTGGTTAGTCAGAACGTTGTAGTCTTTGCCTAATCCGGTGATTTTCAACGGTCTGCGATGCACACCATCGTAATACGCAATCAGCGGGTTCATCGCCTTTTGACGCGATTCGTAGGCGGCTTCAAATTGATCTTTGCCGCCAAACGCCCAGGTGATCGCGTTTTGTATAAATTGTTGAATCGGATTCGCCATAAACACCCTTTCAGTTTGACGGGTCGTAAAGCGCAACACTTTGCGTTTCCACCATGTCGTCTTCCATCGCGTACCGAGTACCATCAATTAGATGGTTGTCTTTATCAACGGGTATCCTTAGCGCGTTCCCGTCTTTATCTTTTTTCCAGTGGTAGGTTGAAAATTCTCTGCGGGTATTCACACATTTCGCGTTTATGATCAATTCAAGTCCTTGTAGCCATTGAATACCGAAGTTGACAGAATCCTTGCCTTTTTTAGCGCCCCTGGCATTTACTCCTTTTTCTCTCAACTCTTGGATTGACTTCGGCTCCGCACTATCACATACAACATAATCGTCACCGTTCATTCTTATGATTTCTAATGCTAGTTCTTGATTGGTCAATCCCCTTTCGTACAATTCATCAAGAAAATACAAGCGCGACCTCTTCTTGTCATAGTGCATCACTGGCATTGCGGCAGGATCGCTAGAAAATCCGAAATCTAACCCAATCCTGCGATTAGTGCGCCATTCTTCGGGTAAATAATAATCATCCTGTGGGTCGTCAAGGTTCGCCACTTTCCAATTCCTAAAAATAACATCGCCGAGTATGCCCCATTTTCCGAGCGTGTAAACATCGTAGTAATAACTGTCTTTTTCGTTCTCAAGTTTCCGGCGGTCTTGGTCTGTAAGGAATTTATTGTCTTTGTAGGTTGTCTTGAGAATGCAGATATTCTCATCTCTGTATTCTGTTTGATCATCCGCCCATGCTATTGAAGTAAAGTATTTCTGGTATATCCAGTGGGTTTGTAGGATAGGGTTGAACAACAATGTGATGCGCTTTGATATGCTTTCATCCCCGCCGCGCAAACGTTTTTCAAGTTGCTTGATCGATTCTTTTTCAGTCTCGGTTGCCTCTTCAACAATAATGTCGGTTATTACGCCTTTTTCCGGTGTGATGGATTTTAGCTTTTCTACATCATCCAAACCGCCGAATAATATCTGATACCCGTTGCTTTTGCAGGTGATGGTATATTCAGACTTGTTGATGTTGAATAAATGACCAACCTTCCATTGCTTGATAGCCTTTGTGACTTCGTTGTACACAGAATGTTTGATTGTATTTGCGACTTGCCGGCAAATGAGGTAATTGCGCCCGCCGTTCATCAGGTCATACACCGTGCGTTGCCCTACGGCGAACACTGATTTTCCAGAGGATGAACCACCGAACATTATTTGTAGTGGCGTTGTGTCCTGTAAATATGGCAGGTACACATCGTTGAATACCTCTGTATGAATGTCGATTTCAGCCATCGTTTACCAGGCGTACAACGATCTTCTCTCCATCCGCGCCCGTAACCTCTGTCCGATCAACAAATAACTTGTGATATTTTCCTAGCGTAGTGAGTGCCTCTAACGCGCTGTAAAGTTCAAGTTCGGTTTCGACAACTTCCCTATCCTCTGAACTCTCGTTTTTTGCCAGATAAGTTGTAACCTTTTGTTTTATTTTCTTTATTAGTTTTGCCTGTGGTTTAACAGACCATATTCCATTTTCGTCTTGTCGCATCAATTCAATGACAAATCCGCTTGTTGTTACATCCATCAGGTCTGTAATGTTTCCACGCGCAATATCTGTTAGCTTAATAAGGTCTTCTTCTGCCGACATTACTTCGTCACGAAGCGCCCCTATAATTTCAGGTTTTTTCAGGTTTTCGGAACCGATCGAGTATGCCGTCTTTGGAGAGTAACCGGAACGCAAAGCAGCCTGCGTAGCATTAAAATCACGCAAGTATTCTTGAACAAACTTTGCTTGTTTTTTAGTTAATGCCACTCTACCAGAATCGCTCCTTATGCTTCAGCGGCAAACTTTCCACCCACCGCCGCATGTCCTCTTCCCCGTATCTCGCACACTGCCTCTGCCAGAATCTACGCCGCGCCTCGAACCCGTTGACTTCGCCTGACATGTGGCACTCGTGACAGACATTCATCAGGTTGCGCGGGTCATCGAGTTCTGGCTTGCCCTTCATCCTGTGAAAAAGGCAATGATGTCTCTCTACCGCTGGTCGGACGTTGCACCATTCGCAGATTATTCCGGCTCCGGCGCTTCAACGGATTTGACGTTACTCATTTCAGAGCATCCCCTAGACTTTCACTTTTTGGAGCTTCTTCATCAAGTAACGCAGAAAGATATTCTTGACCACTTTCTCCACAGAAGCAACATGCTAATCCGTCGTTTTCTGGATCTCCGTCACAATCGTCACAAGGACAATAATCAGTCAATCCCTTATTCCGGCTCCGGCGCGAATGTGGCAGACGTGGTTTTGCGCCCAATGTTGAACTCTTCCATGACAGCGGCTTCGATCAGCGTGTCGAGTTGCAGTAAGTCAAATTTGATCCCCTTAGCCTCAAGCCAATTTGTAGCGGCGGTCAATGCGTAGTCCTTCTTGTCAATGGCTGTGTCTACCAGGTGTACTTGTTCGGCTGCCAACACGGCGGCGCGGACTGCCTGATCAATCGCCCATCGTGCATCTTCGGATAAGCGAGACTTTATGTTGTTGATCTTCTCGGTGATCCACGCGATAACAAGTCCGGCAAGCGCGGCAGCAAGCACGGGAAGTACGGCGTTCAAAAATGCCTGGGTAAAACTGGAAAGAAAGTCAAGCCACATGATTTATGCTCCTAGAATTTTACGGATACGATTCTTCTGAATAATCATCTTCGAGTGCATCATCTTCCTCGAAGTCATCAATTATGTCGTTATCATCTTCGTCTACAAGTCCAGACCAATCAGGATCGTCATATTCAATATTCATTACGTCAAAAAAAAGAAGTGGCATAAATTACTCTATAAAATCAGAAATTTGACTTGTCCTTCTTTTTGGAATATTCTGAAAAAAAGGATACTTTGATTTATCTACATAACTTTCGTCAAAAAACGGTAGGTCGAAATCATGTCGCCGTTCTCTGTTCAAATCCCTTTGTTCGGCGCGAACCCACTCACGAACAAACTCAGGCCACTGAGCAACTCTATTTCCGTAAAGCTTTCGGCAATCCTTACAAAGAGGATCGCGCAATCTGATAACGTTTCCGCAAATACAATGTCTGACTATTTGTTATGTTCTCCTATATATCCTGTGCCAATTTCACGCATTTTTATTCCAATTCTCGAAAACTCGTTCTAAATTTTTCCATCCACTTTGAAATCGTTCCTTGCCTCACCCCCAACCTCGCCCCCACCTCCGCTTGTGAGTACCCCTCCATGAACAGAAGCGCCGCCCTCCTGTGTGTATCAGGGAGAGCGGCTAAAACTTTGTCCATGTCGATTTTTAGTTCGCGTTTTTCGATTTCCGTCATACACCCACCTTGAACCTTAGCTCTCTACAATTAGGCGGTAAGAATGTGATGATCCGGTGTGATTTATTCGAGTAGACAGCTATCATTCCCTCTACCCTATGAATTGAACGTGTGTTGGATACCTTTTTGATACACTCGGATTTATTCTCTTTTATCAACCTGCATAATTCGTAATACGACCGCCGGTTAAGTGATTTCGCGTACCTCTCGCGCGCTCGATACTTCGCGTGGGCGATGGTCATGAGACACTCCTTATGCAGTCATCAATAATTTTCTTGAATTTCAACAGTGTTATTTTTTGGTTCGTGTAAGAATCTCGAAGTGGGTACTTGTACCACTGGATTTCAAAACCATTTGGCTTATACAAAAAGTTTGGCTTTATCAGTCTGCAATCTTTTGAATGATTATTCTCTGCGAGAAACTTCTGCCAACGATTCTCATAATCACAAGTACAAAGCGTCATATACCCATACCACCAGTTTTTATCTGAAGTTGACAGGGCGTGCTTCTCAAAAATTGGGGTAAGGTATTTTGCGAGAAAAATATCTGGTGACTTGAATCTGTCATAGTGTGCAATATGCCTAATCTCTATACTGATACATGATTCCTGGTGGTCGTTTTTCTCGCACCATTCAGATTCCTTTTCGTCGTACCCACACTCGCAATCGCCCCAGTAGTAAGGCATGATCGCGAATGTGTCGTTTTCAAATTCTTCGCCATATTCGCGCCAAGAGTTGTCTCTTTTCGGCGCATAAGCATCGAAAAGTCTGAATAATTCTTCCTCGAATCCAACACCTCTCCCAAGCGGATATTCGCCTCTGGAGTTGCCAAAAACCATATTTCCTAATTCCATTTCGTGTTCGCTCACCTCTTCCCTCCCATCATTACCAATCGCTCTCTCATACTTCGCGTCACGCCCAAGCCCAAGCATTTCAGCCACAACTCCGCGTCTCTCATCTCTCCTCCACGTACATCATCCCCCGCCACACGAACACCATCTCCGGCACGCGGTCATGTCGGCTCGTGTAATGCTAAATTTCAATGGATTGGTCATTTTCACTATCTGTTGAAACATCCTGTGTCACTGAAACATCAGAAGGCGAAGGTTCGGTGTTTATGGCTGCCATTATCTTTCTCACCTCTGCGATTATTTCATCATCCGTAAACCCCAAGAAGCGGATGAGTTGGCAAAATTGGACGAAATCTCTCCATCGTTTATCCTTGAAGAACGCGATTTCACTTTTCATGTTCACTCACTGGCACTTTGCCTATTGTCTTTTTTAGCAAAGATATTCCCATGTCGTACATTACGTCATAACCGCTCGAATAATCTTTCGTTCCTTCTATCTGTAAAAATTCTCTGATAGCCTCTTCGAGTTCTGCAATTCTAGAAACATAAACCTCGTGCGATTTCCACCCTTCTTTTGCTTTAAGCGCATCTCTTTGTATATCGGATACAGTCTCTTGCGCTTCAAGCTGATTTATTAGCCTGATAATCGCTTCACTTTGAGACAATACAATCTTGCGAAGAGCCTGTTCGTCCATTGATTTTATGTAAGTCATTTTACAAACCTCCCGCCGTTTTCCAGCGTTTCAATCCGTCCTTCAAGTTTGACAACAATTAGTGCCAGATGTTGAACCATCAAAGTAAGTTCGTATTCAGTCCAACTAACGCGCGGGATGGCTAGGTCATTTTCCGGATCGTACCTGCCGTGAATGGTGTCTATCTGTGAAAGTATCCTGTTTACGTTTGCGTCCATTTCATTCTCCTTTGTTATTATCTGAAGAGGTTTTTGCGTTCCAGATGTTCAAATTGTGTTCCCTGAG